TGGGGGGTTATCTAACTATATAAAATCATTAAAACAAAAAGGTTTTATTACTTCTACTAATGAGATACCTACACTTCTTATCCCTAATAATGATAAGCAAGAATATTATTTGCAAATTGTAAATAAACAATATGAAACAGCATCTAATTAAAAGGTACATTGAAACTGTAAAAGATAACTTTCCTGATTTAACAGATTCTGAAATAGCTGAAACTATAAATAGTACATTTAAGTATTTTAAAATGAGAATGGGTGATAGTGATTTTCCTGACATTAGAATAAAAGGATTTGGAAGTTTTCAAGTTTTTCCTGGACCTGTACTAAAAGAAATTATATCGGTAAATAAAAAAATTAAATCTTCAGAATATTCAGAACATCATAAAGAAAAATTAAAACAACTTGAGAATTATGTTGAGAAAAATCCTACGCTCTTTAAGGAGTATTATGAAAGGAGAAAGAAGTCCAAGTGATATATGGTATTATATACAAGGACATACAAGGGAAATATTGTATTATTCCAAACTTAGGTTTCTAATAAGGAAACATATACAGGAACAGTTTGAATGGAGATTAAAAGTAATGGATGAAGAGTGTTACTCTAATGGACAATGTAAACATTGTGGTTGTGATATACCTGCACTTACGCTGTCAGACAAACAATGTGAAGGTAAATGTTATTACCCTATGATGTCTAAGAAACAATGGAAAGAATATAAAACTAAAATCTTAAAATAATGTGGAATCATACTACTTACAATTTTGGTGAAGTAAAACCAAAGCAAGCACTTAGAGCTGAATTTGAGTATTTAGGCCCTAAGAAGATTACAGAAGTTAAACCTGCATGTGGGTGTACTACTTCTAAAAAAGAAGGTAACATCATTACACTTAATTATGAAAGTCCTACTTTTCCTAATCATTTAAAAGGTAAAGGATTAACATCATTTGATTTTAGCAAATCTGCTACTATTATATTTGATGATAATTCAAAAGATGTAATTACTATTAAAGGAACAATTAAATCTAAAGAAAAATGAATCTACAAGAAATGCCTGAAGAAATTACAGAAGATTATTTACTCACAAGGGCACAAGAAGTTATTAATTCGGCTAATAGCTTTTTACATATTTTTGATAGGTTTAATCATGATATGGAACCTTACTTGGAAAATATTACTGCACTTACTGAAATAGATGTAAGGTTTAAGGATATGGAAAAACAATTTACTACATTAGCTCAAAGGTTAATTATAAGATGAAACACTTTCAGCAAATACTTAAAGACAAAGGATATTACACAGGTAATATTGATGGTATTATTGGACCATTATCACTTACTGCAGCAAAGCAATGGGTAGATGCAGAGATGGACAAAAGAGGATGGGTAAAACCTGTTAATGACCTCATTTGGATTAGAACTAATCAGGAGTTTAATAATAAGTTTACTGATGTAGTTATAAGGTTTAATAACAGGATAGCTGATATGATACTTCCTTGTTCTACTAAAGCAGGTAATTTTTATGTTTATAATCCACTTACTGTTGGTGGAATAACTGGTACTGCAGTATCATGTGAGCAACAAGTATTAAACTCACATAAGTTTATTACATCAGCTAATTGGAAATCACTTTGGTTAGGTGCTCCTTATTTTCATCAAGTTGGTGCTATAAATATTTGGAGAGATGGAAATAAAAATGCACAGGTAGATAAGCAAATTAAAACTTTTGGTCATTATGGAATTAATTTTCATAAAGGTGGATTAGGTAGTATAGTAGACCAATGGTCTGCAGGTTGTCATATAGTTGCTGACCAACAATGGTTTGAAGCTATAAAGATTTTTCAACCTAATCAATTGATAAACTTTACACTAATAGAATTGTAATGGTAGAAATATTTGAAATGCATAATTCTCATGTAACTCCTGTGAAGGAAGTTTTACTCATATCTCCTTTTAAAGAGATATGGGATAGAGATAAAAGTAAACATAAAGAAACAGCTATAAAAGAATTTTCTTATATTTGCTTCTTGGTATCACCAAGGAAAACAAATCCTTATGCAGGATATGCACAAGAAGTTAAAGAAAGAGAAGTAATTAAAGGATTGTGGAAAGATGAAAAGTGGGTTCCTGACAATCTTGTAACAGAAGGAGTTAGTAAGTATAATGAATGGTTACAAGAAGCATCTGTATCTATGAAATACTATACTGCTGTAAAGAAAGGTATAGAACAAACTATTAACTTTTTTGAGAATATAGATTTTAATGAAAGAACAGATAAAGGACAACCTGTGTATAAGATTGGTGAAGTTATTCCAGCATTAAAGTCTGCTAATGAAGTACTTAAGTCAATGACTGATTTAAAGGAAAGAGTTGAGCAGGAATTATATGAGAGTTCAAAAACAAAATCCGGTAAAGAAATTAATCCATTTGAAAGATGATAAAAAACAAAAAAGATTTAGCAGGGTACTTTGAAGAACCTACTATGTCAATAAAATCTACACCTGTGTCTATGGGCATGGGTATGGGAAAACATTCAAGATTTGTATCTCTCTTATTTAAAGCAAAAGAAGATGCACACATTACTCATATTGAACAAAGAGTAAAGTCCTCTGCAATTCATGATGCGATGGGTACATTTTAAGATTCACTTGATGGTCTGTTAGATACATTTGCAGAAACAGTTATGGCTGTACATGGGCAATTATCAATTTCATTTTCAGCATCTGTGATACAGAATCCAATGCAGTACATGGAATCCTTGTATAGTAAAATAGATGAAGCAAGATCTATGTACACAGAAAGTTGGATTTTAAATCAGTTAGATGAAATGCAACAACTTGTAGCTCATACAATGTATAGATTGAAATATGTAACATCAGCTCCCTCACAATAATGAAAGTAGAGTCAGTAAGAAACCCTGATGGACATTGGATTAATACAGAAGTTTTCAGAGAAGAAGCAAGACACTTTGAAAAACATGGATATTATTGCCCTGACCCTTGGGGTTCTCCATCCTGGCAAATGTATTGGGAAGAACAACTTAAAAGAACTATTGAAGGATATTCTGTAGGAGGAGTTAAGATAACAGGTGACCATTATTTTTATCTTAACTTTTGTCCTATCTTAAGGGTAGAGAAAAATGCTGCAGGTAAAAAGGCTAAAAAGATAGAAGGATTTCCTGACTTTTGGGATGGTGATTATAACTATTATTGGGCAACTGAAATAGCTTATAATGGATTATCTAAAAAGGAGTTAGATAAACTTCAGTTAAGTGTTAGTATTCAAGAAGAATATTTGGATGGTGGAAGACACATGATTGTAGGTAAATCCCGAAGAAAAGGTTACTCATTTAAGAATGCATCTAAAGTAGTTAATAAGTATAATAATACAAGAAACTCTCTTTCTATTATTGGTGCATTTGATAAGAAGTATTTATATCCTAATGGTACAATGGGTATGGCTACTGACTATATGAACTTTTTAAATGAGCATACTGGTTGGAGAAAGAATAGAGATTTTATTGATAAACAGGAATATAGGAAAGCATCTTTTAAAGAAGTATTAAATGGTGTAGCTATTGAGAAAGGTTATGCTTCTCAAGTAATGGCAATTACTTTTAAAGATAACCCAGATGCTGCTCGTGGTAAAGACTCTGTTTATGTGTTGTTTGAGGAAGCAGGTAAGTTTCCTAATTTAAAAGATTCATATAGTGCTACTGAACCTACACTTAGGTCAGGTAAATATGTAACTGGACAGATACTTATATTTGGTACAGGTGGTGATATGGAAAGTGGTACAGTAGATTTTGCTGAAATGTTTTATGACCCACTTACTTATAACTTAATGCCTTTTACAAATATATGGGATGATAATGCAGATAATACTAATTGTGGATTCTTTCATCCTGTGTTTTGGAACATGGATGGTTTTTATGATAAGCAAGGTAATTCTGCAACTCAGGAAGCTATTGATTTTGAAACTAAACAAAGAGAGATTATTATAAAGAACTCTGCTAATGGTGTAGGAGTTATACAAGGTAGAGTACAGGAATATCCTATAAAACCAAGTGAAGCTTTCTTAACTGTATCTACTAATGATTTTCCTATTACTGAACTAAGAAAAAGAAAAGATATTGTAGAGAGAGAACAAATACATTTTAAGAAAGGACAAGCAGTTAATCTTATAAGAGGAGAAGATGGTAAAGTTAAAGCATTACCTGATTTGAAGAATGAGTTGCAACCTGTTTGGGATTATAAACCTAAGATTACTGACTTAAGTGGTGCACCAGTTATATTTGAATATCCTATACCTAATGCTCCTAAAGGACTTTATAAGATAGGATATGACCCTTATCAACAAGACCAAAGTGGAGGTGTATCATTAGGTGCTGTATATGTATATAAGAGTAATGCTGTATTTTCATTTACAAGGAATAAGATAGTAGCAGCTTATGTAGGTAGGATGAAAACAGTAGATGATACTCATAGGATTGTAGAATTGCTTGCAGAATTATATAGTGCAGAGATAATGCATGAGAATATGATTAGAGATGTTAAAGGATATTTTGAAAAGAAAAGAAAGTTGCATCTGTTAGCTGCACAACCTGATGCTGTTATATCTAAGACTATTAAAAATTCAAGAGTAGCAAGGGTATATGGTATTCACATGAATAATGACCTCAAGGATGCAGGAGCAAAGTATATTAAACAATGGCTACTTCAAGAAAGAGATGTAGATGAGAATGGAAATGTAGTA